TCTTGTCGCGGATGCGCTCGCCGGTGACCTCGCGCTCGAACTGCGCGAAGGAGAGCAGCATGTTCAGCGTCAGCCGGCCCATGCTGGTGGTGGTGTTGAACTGCTGGGTGATCGAGACGAAGGAGGCGCCCTGCGCATCGAGCACCTCGACGATCTTGGCGAAATCGGACAGCGAGCGGGTCAGGCGGTCGACTTTGTAGACCACCACCAGATCGACGCGGCCGGCGGTGACATCGGCAAGGAGCCGCTGCAGGGCCGGCCGGTTCATGGTGCCCCCGGAGAGGCCGCCATCGTCGTAGCGGGCGGGCAGCAGGGTCCAGCCCTCGTGGCGCTGGCTGCGGATGTAGGCCTCGCAGGCCTCGCGCTGGGCATCGAGGGAGTTGAACTCCTGCTCCAGCCCCTCCTCTGATGACTTCCGGGTGTAGATGGCGCAGCGAAGGCCGCCCCGGCTGATGGGCTGGCCGGAGGCCCGGCGGCTACGCATGGACGGCTGGGGCCTGGGCGGGACGCGGGGAGGGGGGGCCCTCTCCCCGCCTCAAGCCGAAGAAGCGGGGCCCGGACCAGTGCGCGCCGGTGATATGGCGGGCGACCTCCGACAGCGAGGCGAAGCGTTGGCCGGTGGGTTCGTCCTTTCTCAAGGGCGAGACCTATGGCTGGCTGAAGCTGGAACGGCCGACGGCGGAGAGCGGCGATCCGTTCCCGCCCGGCTTCGTGCACCTGCCGCTGCACGTGGCCGGCGAGGAATTCTGCCGCCAGCTCACCGCCGAGCAGTTTGTCGCGCGCGCCGGCCGCAACGGCTTCCGCCGGCTGGAGTGGGTCAAGACGCGCGAGCGGAACGAAGCGCTGGACTGCCGGGTCTATGCCCGCGCCGCCGCTGCTGCACTCGGCATGGACGGTTGGGGCGACGGGCGCTGGGCGCGGATGGCGGATGCGCTGTCGCTCCCGGCGGTTGAGCCGGCAGCACCGGTTCCAACCGATGCTGCTGCGTCCGCGACTACAACACGCCCGCGGGGCTGGCTCGCGCCACGCAACGGCTGGCTTCGCTGAGAGGAGGACGACCATGGATCCGATCGTCCTCGCCTGGGCACTCACCCAGCCTGACGGCACACGCGCCGCCGTGCTGGCCGCCGCCATCACCGGCGGCACCACGCGCGTGACCTTCGACGGCCGCACGGTGGAGTACCGCTCCCTGGATGAGCTCGGCCGGGCGCTGTCGGTACTGCACGCCGCGGAGAACAGCGCCGCGCGCCGGCCCAACGTGACCTTCGCCAGCTTCTCTCGCGGGGGAACCAAGTGATGGGGCGTCTTCGTGATGCTTGGCACGCCCTGCGCGGCTATTCCGCAGCACAGGACAGCCGCGCCTCGACCTGGGCAGCCTCGGGGGGCAGCGCCACGGCAGAGGTCGGCGCCGCCGCGCCCACCGTGGCACGCCGTGCCCGCGATGCCGTCCGCAACGATCCCTATGCAGCCCGCATCGTTGATCTCTGGACCGGCAACGCCGTCGGCGCCGGCATCACCACCCGCTGGCCGGACAAGCCCCACGCCGAGGCCTGGCGCCGCTGGTCCGACAGCACCGCCTGCGACGCCGAGGGACGGCTCGACCTCTACGGCCTGCAGGCGCTGGTCATGCGCGCGGTAGTCGAAAGCGGCGAATGCTTCGTCCGCCTGCTGCCGGCCGACATCACGCCGGCCAACCCGATCGGCCTGCGGCCCCAGGTGCTGGAGAGCGACCACCTTGACGCGGCGCGGCAGGGCGTCCTCGACGGCGTCCCCACCCTCCAGGGCATCGGCCTCGGTGAGGCCGGTGAGCCGGTCGGCTACTGGCTGCATCGCGTGCACCCCGGCGCGTCCTGGGTTCTGCCGGGTGGTGCGACCTGGCTCAGCAGCCAGCGCGTGCCGGCCCGCGACGTGCTGCACATCTACCGCAAGCGCCGGCCCGGCCAGCTGCGGGACGTCTCCTGGCTCGCTCCAGTGCTGACCCGGCTGCGCGATCTGGGCGACTACGAGGCCGCCCTGCTGATGAAGGCCAAGATCGAGGCGTGCCTCGCGGCCGTCGTCTCCGAGGACGGCGACGAGGCCATGACAGGGCCGACGTCGGGGCTGCTGCGCGATGCGCAGGGCCGCACCGTCGAGAGCTTCGAGCCGGGGATGATCCTGTATCGCCGTGGCATGGGATCCGTGGAAGTGGTGAACCCGTCCGGCGGCGGCAGCCATGCCGCCTTCGCCCGCCGCGCGCTGGAGGCGTCCGCGGTGGGCACTGGCCTCACCTACGACCAGGTCGCCGGCGACCTCACCCAGGCGAACTACTCCTCACTGCGGGCTGGCAAGATCGAGTTTCGGCGGCTCTGCGAGCAGGTTCAGTACGGGATGCTGATCCCGATGCTGGTCCGGCCGATCGCGGATCGCTTCCACCAGCAGGGCGCGCTGCTCGGCCTCTGGGGCGCCGAGGTGCCGGACGGCGTCAGCCACGTCCCGCCGGCGCATGAGATGATCGACCCGCTCAAGGACACCACTGCGCTCATCGCCCAGGTCCGCGCCGGCTTTGTGCCGCAGCCCGAGGCGGTCGGCGCCTTTGGCTACGACTTCCGCCAGGTAGTGGAGATGATCCGGGAGGCCAATGCCCTGCTGGATGATGCCGGGCTGTCGCTCGACACCGACCCACGTCGGGTAGCGCAGAGCGGCGCCGCCCAGGACGCGCGGCAACTGGCGGCTGTCGAGATTGCGGCGACCGGTGCAGCGGCACCGGTCAGGCCGACCACCGCAAGGCTTTGAGAAGACAGCCGCGGCGTCATCTCTGCTTCCAACATCCGGTCAGGCTTCAGCGGACTGCACGGGTGTTCCGCTTTGCCGGGGCAGCAGTGCGCTTCTTTGCTGGGCCAGCAGTGCGCTTCGCCGAACCAGCGGTACGGCGCGCCACCGGAGTGCAGAGCTGGGAATCAGCGTTGCCAAGGGCTTCCGGCCTGGAAGCGGGGGCAATTTCAGCGATGGTGGCGCCCAGGTTCGCGGTGCCGAGTTCCGGAGAGGCCGGGCGGGGAGCGGGCTGGGCCGTCCAAGCGCCTGTCCAGAAACGCGCCATTTGCTTGCTGAAGTCGGTCATCATTGCTGTCTGCTGACGATGCATTTCCGCCATCCAGATACTGCGTCCTGTACTGGCGTAGGAATTGGCGGCGCTCAGCCAGGCACTCATGAACGGGTTTTTCTGCATCATCGGAATCATTTTCATAAGCAACACATGGTGCGCTGCAGCATAGCTTGCGAGCATTTTCCGGGAGAGGCTGCCGGCGACCCGAACACCAACGCGAGAGGTGTCCGGCGTTGGCGCTCGTTTCCGGATGCCGGCCTCGCCTTCGACACCGACCCCTGCCGCGTCGCCAAGTCCGGCTCCGCCCAGGACGCCGCCCAGCTTGCCGCCATCGAGATCGCCGCCACCGGTGCCGCGGCACCGCAGCGGCCCGACGCTCCGTTGCAGTCGTAGGACATAGCATGACCGAACCAGTTGAGCCGAGCGGGGGCACCCCTGCGGCGGGTGGCGACGCTGCGCCGGATCGAATGCCCACCGCTGGGCAGTCGATCACCGCGTGCCGTGCCCTGGCCGCGCCCGTCACGGTCAATCGCGCGGCGCGCACGGTCGAGGTGGTGTGGTCCACCGGGGCCCGCGCCCGCAACTTCGTGCCGCCCTATGGGTCGATCCTCGAAGAGCTCGATATGCGCCCCGAGGCGGTGCGCATGGACGCGCTCCGCTCCGGGCGTGCGCCCGTGCTGGACACCCACCGCCGTGCCGGCACGCGCGACGTGCTGGGCCGCGTCACCGCCGCGCGCCTCGAGGCCGGCCGCGGTTACGCCACGCTCCAGTTCAGCGGCGCCGATGACGTCGAGCCGGTCTGGCAGCGCGTGGCTGACGGCACGCTGCAGTCCGTGAGCGTCGGCTACCGCGTGCATCGCTACGAGCCGCGTCCGGATGCCGCCACCGGCCAGACCATCCACCGCGCGGTGGATTGGGAACCCTACGAGATTTCGATCGTGCCGGTCCCCGTGGACGCGGCCGCCGTCGTCCGTGGCGAGGGGGACCAGGGCACCCCCGCCACCGCCATCGAACCTGCCCTGATCGAGGAACCACCCATGACCGAGACGACGCCGGCTGTGCCGGATCCCGCACCGGCGCCGCCCGCGCTACCGGCTGCCCCCCCCGAACCCACCCGTGCCGCCCCTCAGGCACCCGATCTGGACGCCATCCGGGCCGAGGCGGAGCGCACCGCGGTGGAGCGCATCGCCGGCTACGAGCCGGTGTTGGCCGCCGCCCGCGGCCTGCTGCTGGAGACGCAGGTGAACGATCTCCGCCAGGCGGCGATCCGCGAGCTCATCTCCCCCGAGGTGCTGCGCGGCCGGCTGTGGGACGCCTTCACCAGCAGCGGGGTGCGCCCCTCCATGCCCGCGCGCCCTGAAACCGGCCCCGCCCATGACGACCCGGCGCAGATCCTCGACGCCATGGCCGAGGCGCTGGCCGCCCGCACCATGCCCGGCTACCAGGCGCCCGCCGCCGGCCGCCACAGCGAGTTCATGGGCTGGCGCCCCTCCGACATGATCGGCGAGCTGCTGCGCGTCCGCGGCGAACGCAGCATCCCGCGCAACCCGACCATCCTGGCCGAGCGCGCCTTCCACACCACCAGCGACTTCCCCGCGCTGCTCTCGGCCGCGGCCAACAAGATGCTGCTGGCGGCCTATGCCCCGGCGCAGCCGACCTACCGAACGCTATTCCTCCGCCGCGACTTCAGGGACTTCAAGCCTCATCGCCACCTGCGGGTCGGTGACTTCCCGACGCTGCTGCCCCTGTCGGAGAACGGCGAGGTCCAGGCCGGCACCATGTCCGAGAGCCAGGAGCTGGTAAACCTTAGCACCTTCGCCCGGCGGATCCGGGTCACCCGCCAGATGCTGGTCAATGACGACCTCGGCGCCTTCACCGACTTCGCCAGCATGATCGGCCGGCGCATCGCTGACTTCGAGAACGCTACGGCCTACGGCCTGCTGAACTCGGCCAGCGGCGACGGCCCGACCCTCACCACCGGCAGCGCGCCGGTGTTCGCGACCGGCGCCGCGCGCGTCAACAAGGCCAATGCGGGCACCGCGCTCGACCTGCCCAACCTCGCCCTCGGCCGTGCCGCGGTGATGCGCCAGAAGACTCTCGACGGGCTGCCGATCGCGGTCGGCGCGCAGATGCGCCTGCTGGTCGGGCCGAACCAGGAACTCGCCGCCCGCCAGCTCACCGTCTCGGTCCAGGCCACCCAGACCAGCAACGCCAACGTCTATGCCGGCTTCGTGCAGCCGTTGGTCGAGCCGCTGATCCCGAACAACCGCTGGTACCTGTTCTCGGATCCGATGGCGGCACCGGTCTACGTCTACGGCTATCTCAACGGCGCCGAGGGGCCGCAGGTCACCACCGGCAACGTCCAGGGCGTGGATGGTGTCGAGGTCTCCGTTATCTTCGACTTCGGCGTGGGCGCCATCGACTGGCGCGGCGCCTGGTTCAACCCGGGGACATAATCACTCCGCGCCCGCGTCAGGGAGCGCCGCAGCACTTGCTGTCGCGGCCCTCGGCGCGAGCGTCCTGGATCGGCGGACATGGCACGTCGCCATAGGAACAAAAGACGCAGCAGTCGCCGGGCTTCGGGCGCAGGACCGCGCCGCAGCCCTTGCAGTCGTAGAACCACTGGCAGGCATCGGTCGGCATCGTCTCTTGCTGGTCGTGCCCGCAATGCGGGCAGTGGATCGTCGAGATCAAGGTTGCGGACATCTGGATCAGCCCGCCGCCACAATGAGGCCCGCCAGCCCGCCACCAAGCATGACAATGGCGAGTAGCGGCACCCGAAAGGCCGCCTTGGCGCACACGTCCTCGGCGCAATGCGGCGCACTCCGCTCCCGAGCAACAAATAGGGCAACGACCAGGGCCGCTGCGCCGCCCCACAACAGTAGCCGCTGCCAAGGTCCAGCTATTACGGCGATGTCCAGCATCCAGGCGCCACCCGCAATTCCAAGAGTGGCGAATACAACGGGCAGCGCACAGCACGCGGCCGCCGCCAGTGTCGCGGCAAGGCCGCCAACAGCCAGCACGGCTGCACTGAGGGCTCGAGCTGCCCCTGGGGACGGATTCTCCACCGAATTCTCCTGAAACTCCACCCAGGCGTTCGGCCTGCCATGCCGGAAAGTTACGCCCTCTCGGCTGATCTCGCCATTGGGCAGCACCCCCACACCACCACAGCATCATTGGAGCATTTCCCATGCGCAACTACGTGCAGCCCGGCGACAGCCTGGCGCTCGCGGTCCCCTATGCGGGCGGCGTCACCTCCGGTCAGGGCGTGCTGGTTGGTGCACTCTTTGGCGTCGCGGCTGTCGATGGCGTGCAGAACGAAATCATCGAATGCCAAACCAAGGGCGTCTTCGACATCGCCAAGGAGCCGGCGCTGGCCATCACCGCTGGGGCGCGGCTCTTCTGGGACAACACCAACCGACGCCTCACCACCACGGCCACCGGCAACTTCCAGGTGGGGATGGCTACCGCGGCGGCGCTTGCCGCCGACACCACCGTCCGCGCCGTGCTGCTGCGCGTTCCGGCGTCCGGCACATGAGCCTCGATCCGAAGGCCACGCGGGGCTATCGCAACCGGAACCCGGGCAACATTGAGCACGTCCCTGCCAACAAGTGGCAGGGGCTGGCTGAGCCGCCCTCGGATGGGCGCTTCTGCCGCTTCACCAGCCATGAGCTCGGCATCCGCGCGCTGGCCGCCCTGCTGATCACCTACCAGGACCGACACAAGCTGCGGACGCCGCGGGCGATCATCGAGCGGTGGGCGCCAAAGGTGGAGAATGACACCGGGGCCTATATCGCGGTGGTGGCGCGGCGCATCGGCGTCGGGCCGGATGATGCGATCGACCTGCATCGGCACGATCACCTGCGCCCGCTCGTCGAGGCCATCATCCACCATGAATGCGCTGGCCTGACCTATCCGGCAGCAGTGATCGATCGCGCGCTGACCCTGGCCGGCGTGCCGCCGGCGCCACCGGTGACGCTGCGGGAGGTCGCTGCCGCCACCGGCACCGGCCGCGGCGCGGTGCTGGTGGGCGCGGCGGGCATCGCCACTGCCATGGCGCAGGCCGCACCAGCCATCCAGGCGCTGGGCACGCTGGCACCGGCTGTTGCCATCGCAGTCATCGTGGCGGCGGTGGTCGGCATGCTCGCTTGGCGACTGCGGCGGCCAGCGTGAGCGCCTTCGCCGCGGCCATGGACGCGCTGGCGGCGGATCCGAACATCGGCTCGGAGGCGACCTATCGCGCGGGCGGGACCGGGGCTCCGGTCCTGATCCGTGTCGTCCGCTCTGTGCCGGATCGGCTGGGCGACGCCTTTGGCACCAGCGTCATCCAGGTCAGCGATGTCCTGACCGTCGCCATGGCCGTGCTGCCAGCCGTGGACGCCGACGACACTTTCACCCTCGGGTCCGACACCCTGACCGTCCAGCACGCCGAGCGCGACGCCGCCGGCATCGCCTGGCGTGTCTTCTGCCGCCGATAGGAGTACCGCCATGATCGACCCCGAACGCATCGGCGGCATCGTCGGCGAGGCACTGCTCGCCGGCGCCCTGGGCGCGCTCGGGGCGATGGCGCGCTTCTCCTCTGCCGACCGACCGCTGCTGACCCGCGCCTATCTGCTGCACGCGCTGGCCGGCGGTAGCCTCGGCACCGGCGCCTGGCTCATCGCCCATGCCTTCGAGCTCGACGGCTGGTGGCTCTTCGCCGTGGCCTGGCTGGCCGGCACGCTCGGCTACGCTGCGCTGCATGATCTGCTGCTGCGGGTGCTGAACCGCCGCATGGGCGGGCCGTAGGCCGATGCGGCTCGGAGCCAGCATCGTTGGCGACCTGCGCAAGGTATTGGCGGAGGAAGTGCGGGCCGGCGAGCGCGCGGCCATGTCGACAATCCGCGCGGAGACCGAACAGGTGAAGGCTGAGCTGCGCCGGCAGGTCACGACGGCCTTCTCGGGCAATGCGCGGGGCGTCGCCAACGCTTGGCGGTCGATGATCTTCCCGCGGAGCGGCCAGTCGCTGCGGCCGGCCGGGCTGGTCTTCACCAAGGTGCCCAACGTCATCGACGCCTTCGAGCGCGGCGCACTGATCCGCGCCAAGGGCGGGCGGCAGTTCCTGGCCATCCCGACCGGATTCAACGCGGCGCGCGGGCGCCGTGGGCGCGGGGAGAAGGGCATGCGCGTGACACCGGCGCAGATGGTCGCCTCCGGCCAGGCCTTCCTGCGGCCCTTCAAGTCGGGCCGGGGCTTCGTGTGGTGCCTGCCGCTGCGCCAGGGCGAGCAGACCGGCCGGCGGCGGCGCACGCGGCTGGTGGCGGGCGGCGTCACGGAGGTCGGCACCGCCAACCGCAAAGGCCGCGAGGCCTGGGCGCGCGGGCTGCTGGCGCAGGGGATGGTGCCGATGTTCCTGCTGCTGCCACAGGTGAAGCTGGCCAAGCGGCTCGACGTGCGCGGTGCTGCCGAGTGCGGGCTGCGTCGCCTGCCTGGCCGCTTCGTGGCGGCCTGGGAGCGCGAGAGCGGGAGGTCAGCGTGAGCGCGCGCGAGACCGCCATCGCGGCGCTGCACAGCCGGCTCGTCACGTCGCTCGCCGTTCGGAACTCGGCGCCGCTGGTGCTGCGCGGCGAGACCATCCCGCAGCGCATCCCACCGGGCGGCATAGTCGTGGTCCGTGACGGCGAGACGGTCGAGGAGACGCCAATCCTCTCCCCGCTCGCCTGGCAGATTGAACATCGCGCCGAGGTCGAGATCACTGCCGCCGGTGCCACGCCGGCCGCGCGCAACACCCTGCTGGATGCGCTGCTGGTGGACATCGCGGCAGCCATTATCGCCCACCGCACCCTCGGCGAGGCTGTGGAATGGGCGCAGCCCGGCAGCGTGTCCTTCGAGGATGTCGAGTTCGAGGGCGCGGCCGCGGCCCGCGCCGCCGCCATCCCCGTCACCCTCTGGTTCACCGTCGCAGGCTCGCCGCTGGCCTGATCCCCTTCCCGGAGAAAGCCCATGCCCCGTGCCATCGGCGCGAACTGCCGCCTGCTCATGCTGCCCGAAACCACCTACGGCACAGCCCCTGGCAGCAACTGGCGGCGCATACCGTTCCTGTCCTGCGATCTCGGGGCCGAGCAACCACTGCTGGATGCCGACGTCATCGGCGTGGGCAGCAACCGCGACCCGGCCGCGCCCTTCCTGGACACGGTGACGGTCGCCGGCCAGGCGGTGGTGCCGGTCGATCTCATCAACATCGGCCACTGGCTGCGGCTGCTGCTCGGCGCGCCCACCACCACCGGCACCACCAACTTCATCCATACCTTCGGCTCGGGCGCGGCCTCACTGCCCAGCAACGCGATGGAGATCGGCTATCCGGACGTGCCCTCCTTCGACGTCTGCACCGGCGTCCGCGCCGACACGCTGGAGATGGACTTCACGCCCACCGGCGCGGCGACGGCGACCTTCGGCCTGCTGGGTCAGGGGTCGGTGCGCACGGGTGCGACCTCCGGCGGTACGCCGACCAGTGCCGCCTACACCGCCTTCAACAAGGCGCAGGGGTCCATCACCCGCAGCGGGTCGGCGCTGGCGCAGGTCACCGGCGCGCGGCTCACCTATGCCAACGGCATGGAGGCGGTGCGCACCATCCGCGCCGATCGCCGCGTCGAGGGTGTGGATCCCGGCATTGCCCGGTGCACCGGCCAGATCACGGTCCGCTTCGAGAACACCACGCTGCTCACCCAGGCGCAGGCCGGCACTGGGGCGGAGTTCGCGCTGGCCTTCACCATCGATGCCAACCGCAGCCTCACCATCACGCTGCACGAGGTCTACCTGGCTCTGGCCAAGACTCCGATCGAAGGGCCAGCCGGGGTGGAGGCCAGCTTCGATTTCCGCGCCGCGTTCAACGCGACGGCAACGCGGATGATGACAGCGCAGCTGAAAAACCAGCAGGCGGGGACGGAGTACGCCTAATTTCCGGTCGGCATAGTAGGCCGGCTTCAGGCACGACCGGGGCGTTGGCGATGGGTGCTGCGAATGGCGGCTTTGCGCCCATGTCGGTCATCTGCTGGGTGCGCCAAGCTTCCTGAAAGCAGACGATGCGCCCCCGAGCTCGGCTGAGCGGGTCGGACGGAAAGCGGACCTCCGGCGCACGCGCCTTCAGCGCCAGCAGGGCGCCTTGACGCTCCCCGGCTGCTCAAGCAGGCGATCACAGGTCCTTCTGACCGCGCCATAGCATTCGCAGGAAGCCGCCTCGAGGCCAGGTCGGTCGGTGATTTCCATCCGGCCGTGAGCGTACTCGATGAGGCCCGCCTTCTGCAGGATGCCGGCGGCGACGCTGATCCCGGCACGGCGCACCCCGAGCATCATGGAGAGGAACTCGTGGGTCATTGGGAACGCGGCCCCCTCGGACCGGTCGTGCGCCATCAGTAGCCAGCGCGCGAGCCGATCCTCGATGTGGTGGCGCCCATTGCAGGCCGCGGTCTGCGAGACCTGCACGCTGAAGGCCATGGCGTAGC